GGTCCATATGATAATCCTACCGATTTTTATGTTCAAAATCCTTATGATAGAGAAAATAATATTCCTGCAAATTATTCATCAACTAGCACAATATTAAACATTGATACTTTTAGTTTATCAAATGAAAGACAACCTGAATTCTGGGGTTGGGCTAGAAATGGAATGATCCTGAGAGGTCAGAGTAGTGGTGCAGTAGCAACTGTTTCTAACCTAAGATTAGTAACTGATAATATTGGAACAGTAATAGGTTCCTATCTTGTTCCTGATGGTAATATTCCAGGTAATCCATCATTTGAAACTGGTAGAACTGTCTTTAGATTAACAAATAGTTCTACTAATACTAAAATTGGTGGTGTTGTAACAACATCTGCCGAAGAGATCTTCTATTCTCAAGGTGACATTGATAATACTCAAGAAGTTACACTTTCACTTAGAAATGCAAGAGTAGAACATGAAGATTTTGAACAGACCAGAACCTTAACTGCATCATCTGTAGCAACAGCGAATGCAGGAGCAACTACATCATCTTCAACTCAGATTCAATCTCAAGTTATAAACAACATTACTAATGTAACGAATGTAACTAGAAATGTAACTCAAAATATCACTCAAAACATTGTACAACCACAGCAAAGACGAGATCCACTTGCTCAATCTTTCTTTGTTGATGATGCAACTGGTATTTTTGTTACTAAGTTGAATGTATACTTCAGAACTAAAGATCCTGTACTACCAGTATACTGTCAACTTAGAGAAATTAAAGTTGGTCTTCCAACCCTAAAGATACTTCCATTCTCTGAAGTTGAACTCACTCCAGATCAAGTTAATATATCTGAAGATGCATCAGTTCCAACAACAATTGAATTTGATTCTCCAATTTATCTAAATGGGCAAACTGAATATGCTATTGTTCTTCTATCTGATTCTACAGAATATACTGCTTGGATTTCTAGATTAGGAGAAGCGGATGTAACCTCTGCTGCAAGTGAAGCAGGTCAAATTCTTGTTTCTTCTCAACCAATTCTTGGATCACTCTTTAAATCACAGAACGCTTCAAGTTGGGATGCAAGTCAGTATGAAGATCTTAAGTTCCAACTCTTTAGAGCAAGTTTCACTTCAAGTGGTTCAGTTCAGTTCTTTAATCCAACTTTACCAACAACTGGTATTGATGTATTAAGAAAAGATCCGTTCGATATAGATTCTAAAACAGTTAGAATTGGAATTGGTACAACTGTACAAGACCCTGATCTCACCAACGGTAATACTATTATCCAATTACAGTCAAATGCAACTGGCGTTCTAGTTGGAACTGCAGGAACAATATCCGGATTAACAATTACTAATTCTGGTATTGGTTATACTCCAAGTGCAGGTGCAATTACATATAATAATCTTACATTATCAAATATTACTGGAACAGGTAGAAACGGAACTGCAAATATCACCATATCCAGTGGTGTTGCTGTTGCTGCTACAGTTGCAAATGGAGGAACGGGATATTCTGTCGGTGATTTACTAACAGTTTCTTCTATTGGTATATCTTCTGTTGGTAGAAATCTAAGATTGAGTGTATCTGATCTAAGTGGAGTAAATGAACTAATTATTGATGATGTTCAAGGTGACTTTGTAGTTGGTGCAGGTTATACTCTTACCTATATTAATAATTCAGGATTAACTACAACTCTTAACAGTGCATATAGTGGTAATGTAGTAATAACTGGTACAGTTCAAGAAATTTATGATGGATTGCACTTTAAAGTAAATCAGAGAAATCATGGTATGCACTCTGATGTCAATAAAGTAACAATTATTGATGCAAAATCTGATGTACTACCAACTACATTATCTATAGATTATTCTGCATCTTCAACCTCAAGTATTTCTGTTGCAAGCACTGCAAACTTTACAACCTTTGAGAATGTAAGCATTGCAAGCACTAACCCCGGATATGTTCTTATTGGTGATGAGATTATTCAATACACTGGGGTATCTGGAAATGACTTAACTGGCATCACTAGAGAAATAAATGGAACAAAAGCATTTGCACACTCTGTAGGTAATCTTGTTTATAAGTATGAACTTGATGGAGTATCTCTACTCAGAATTAACAAAACACATGATTTAAGTGATGCTAATATTACTGATCAGATTGGTTTAGATTATTACTATCTGAAAGCAGATATGTCATCTGGAACAAACACAACTAATAGAACTGGTTCTGGTTCTCTTCCAAAACTATTCTTCAATGAATCCAAAAAGGCTGGTGGTTCTAATGTATCTGCAACATATAATGTTCCATTTGAACTTATTACACCTTCAATCCAAACGATTAGTCCCAAATTTACCACTATTTCTTCTTCCGTAAGAACTATCAGTGGACAAAGTATTGATGGAACAGAAACTCCATATCTTGATAAGGGGTTCCAACCAATAACATTAAATAATACAAATTATTTTGATTCTCCAAGAATTATTGCATCATCAGTCAATGAAAATGCAAGATTAACAAATCTTCCCGGAAGAAAATCATTTACCATGAATATGAATTTACTAAGTGTTGATGAAAGATTATCTCCTTGTATTGACCTTACAAAAACAAATATAATTTTCACATCAAATAGAGTAAATCAACCAGTTACAAACTATATTACAGATAGAAGAGTAAATGGTGTTGAGAATGATCCAAATGCATTCTATTATGTTTCAAAACCAATTACCTTACAAAATTCTGCAACTGCTGTCAAGGTCTTACTCACGGGAGCAATCAACGAGCAGAATGATATTAAAGCATTCTATTCAATACAAAATGATGTAAATGAAAGTCCCATATTCACTGCTTTCCCTGGTTATGCAAACCTTTCTTCTGGAAGAGTAGTTGATCCATCACTTAACAATGGTTCTCCTGATACCCTTATTTTGAAAAATTCATTCTATGATTATGTTCCCACACCAAGATCTTTCAAAGAATATGAATTTACTATTGATAATCTACCATCGTTTAAGATCTTTAGAGTGAAACTTATTATGACCTCAACAAATCAGGCTATTGTTCCAGTAATACAAGATCTTAGAGTCATTGCACTTGCTTGAGGTTGAAATGAATTTAATACCAGTTGAAGGTGAAAACCATCTTTTTAGAGATATTGGAACAAATGCCATTGTGAATACAAATCAATCAGAATATGAAATTTATCATGCAAAGAAAAAAATTCAAGAAGGTGAAAAAAATAGAATTAATACCATAGAACATGAGGTTAGTTCTATCAAGAATGATTTAGATGAAATTAAATCATTACTTAAAATTTTGATGAAAAAACAATAGATTTTTAATCAAAGATAAATATCTTTTAGAGGTTATTAGATAAATGGCGCAACCATCTTCTAGACAAGATTTGATAGATTACTGCAAGAGAAAACTGGGAGCGCCAGTTTTAGAGATCAACGTTGCTGATGAGCAAATAGAAGATCTTGTAGATGATGCTATTCAGTTTTTCCAAGAGAGACACTTTGATGGTGTCTCTCAAATGTTCTTGAAATATCAAATAACTCAAGATGATATTGATAGAGGAAGAGCACCTAATGGAAATAATCCAACTGCAGGAATAGTTACTAGTACTGCTACAGCAAATATTGCAGGATCTTCTGTAACTTTTAACTATAAAGAGAATAGCAACTATTTACAAGTTCCACCGTCAGTGATCGGCGTTACAAAAGTTTTTCACTTTGATGGAACAAATACTGTTACAAATAATATGTTCAGTGTTAAATATCAGTTATTTTTAAATGATATTTATTATTGGGGATCTACTGAACTTTTAACTTATGCAATGGTTAAAACATATCTTGAAGATATGGATTTTCTTTTGACTACTCAGAAGCAAATTCGTTTTAATCAAAGAATGGATAGATTATATCTTGATATTGACTGGGGAAGTGTAAGTGTTAATGATTATTTGGTAATTGACTGTTATAGAACTTTAGATCCAAGTGATTTTACAAGAGTTTGGAATGACTCTTTCTTAAAACCATACTTGACATCACTTATCAAAAAACAATGGGGACAAAACTTAATCAAGTTCCAAGGAGTTAAACTTCCTGGAGGTGTAGAACTAAATGGCAGACAAATTTATGATGATGCTCAAAGAGAAATTGACATGATCATGGAAAAAATGTCAAATACTTATGAGCTTCCACCATTAGACATGATAGGATGATTTCATGCTTAATCCATTTTTTCAACAAGGTTCACGAGAAGAGCAAAGTTTAATTCAAGATCTCATCAACGAACAGTTGAGAATGTATGGTGTTGAAATATATTATCTTCCTAGGCAATATGTAACAGAAAAAACAATTATAAAAGAAGTAATTGAGTCAAAATTTGAAAATGCATATCCAATCGAAGCATATGTTGATACCTATGACGGATATAATGGACTAGGAACTTTAATGTCAAAATTTGGTATCCAAGAGATGGATGATCTTATTTTGACAATATCAAAAGAAAGATTTGAAGAGTACATAACTCCACTAATAAAAAATATTGCTAATATAAAACTTTCAACAAGACCAAAGGAAGGTGACTTAGTTTATTTTCCTTTAGGTGATAGATTATTTGAAATTAAGTATGTTGAACACGAAAAACCATTCTATCAACTTCAAAAAAATTATGTCTATCAACTAACATGCGAACTCTTCAGATATGAAGATGAAGTTATCGATACTAATGTAGATGAAATTGATGATAACATTGTAGATCAAGGATATATCCAAACACTTACAATGGTTGGAACTGCATCCACTGCTACAGCATTAACTGGAATCGTCAATGGTGGTGTTAGAAGAATTACTCTAACTAATAGAGGAAGTGGTTACACGTCAGCACCAAGAGTAGCAATATCATCTGCACCATCTGGTGGATTAACTGCTACAGGTATTGCAACAATAATTTCTGGAATCATTGATTGCAATGGAGTTACTTCTGATAAAATTCAAGGTGTCGAACTGACAAATCCTGGTTATGGATACACAGTTGCTCCTGGAGTTAGTTTTATTGGTGGTGGAGGTGTTGGTGCGGCTGCAACCACAGAAATTTCCACCGGAATGATAGGAATTATTACAGTAACAAGCGGAGGATCTGGATATACTTCTCCTCCTCTTGTTACAATTAGTTCTCCTGGAATTGGAACAACAGCAACTGCAGTATCTCTAATTAGTGCTGCTGGAATTGTTACTTCAATTAGAGTTGTAGATGCTGGCGTTGGATATACTGTAGCACCTTCAATTACTATTGGTTCACCAAATGTAGGAAGTGCAGGAACTTATATCTTTAATGAAGTTGTTACTGGTTCTATAAGTAGCACTACTGCAAGAGTTAAATCTTGGAGTTCTTCTACAAACGTTTTAGAAGTATCTATAATTTCTGGTTCTTTTGTTGCAGGAGAAACAATTGTGGGTGCAGCAAGTAGTGCTAGTAGGCAACTTAGAATTGTAAATACTGATGATATTAATGATCCTTATGCACAAAATGAAGAAATTGAATTGGAAGCAGATCAAATAATAGATTTTAGCGAAATAAATCCATTTGGGATGCCATAATATAAATAGATCTAACGATTTTGTTAAGTACTTTACAAAAATTTTAACATGTTTGAGTATTTTTACCACGAAATATTAAGAAGAACTATTGTTTCTTTTGGTTCTCTTTTCAATAATATTTCAATTAAGCACACAAATAACTCTGATGAAGTTGTCAGTGTCATCAAAGTTCCGCTTGCTTATGGACCTACTCAAAAGTTCTTGGCAAGATTAGAGCAATCTCCAGACCTCAACAAACCTGTTCAAATGAATCTTCCAAGGATGTCATTTGAATTTATTGGTTTGACTTATGATTCTGGAAGAAAAGTAACTCAAACTCAAACATTTATAACAGCACCTACATCAAATAAAACTCAAGAAAAAAAGGCATACATGCCAGTTCCTTATAATATGCAATTTGAACTTAGTATTATGACTAAGTTAAATGATGATATGCTTCAAATTGTCGAACAAATTCTACCATACTTTCAACCATCATATAACATGACGGTTAACTTACTTGAGGATATTGGAGAAAAAAGAGACATACCAGTAGTTCTTGATAGCATCACTATGAGTGATGACTATGAAGGTGATTTCAGCACTAGAAGAGCATTGATTTATACATTAAGATTTACGGCAAAGACATATCTATTTGGACCTGTTCTTTCCGCATCTGCAGATATTATCAAAAAAGTTTCTATTGGTTACATTGCTGCTTCTTCTTCTGGAGCAGATTCAAAAGCAGGATCAAGAGATCTTACTTATTCAGTTGAACCAAGAGCAATTAAAAATTATACAGGAACTGTTACTACAAGTTTAGTTAATGATATTGGTTTGTCCGAAACTGATATAACAGTTACTGATGCATCTTCAATTACAGAAAATACTTACATTGTTATTGATAATGAAGAGATGTATGTTGATTCCAAATCAGGAAATGTTCTTACCGTGATTAGAGGATCTGACCAAACAGTTGCATCAAATCATGTTTCTGGTGCTGATGTTAAGAAGATCACTTCGGAAGACAATCAACTAATTGAAGTTGGGGATGATTTTGGATTTGATGGTAGCTTCTCATGAAGATGACAAAAAAATTTGATGACCTTAATGAAACATTCAACGTTTCTGGTGAAATAGTAGAAACAAAAGTAGAAAATATTGAGAAAATTGAAAAAATTACATCTCCCGTTGAAGATGTAAAAAAAGATTATGAATATACAAGAGGCAATCTCTATTCTTTGATTGAAAAAGGTCAAGAAGCAATTAATGGTATTCTTGAATTAGCGCAAGAAAGTGAAATGCCAAGAGCATATGAAGTTGCTGGACAACTAATTAAAAATGTAGCAGATGCCACTGATAAACTTATGGATCTTCAGAAAAAATTGAAAGATCTTGATGAAGATAAGAATGTAAAAGGTCCAACTAATGTTACAAATGCATTGTTTGTAGGATCTACTGCAGAACTAGCAAAACTTCTTAAAAAGCAAACAACCGATGAAAACGTTTAAGCAATTCCAAGAAGAGTGGACTAATAAATATAAAAAGAGTATTGATTGCTCAAATCCAAAAGGATTTTCTCAACGTGCTCACTGTGCAGCACGAAGAAAAAGAGCAAAAGGCGAAGAAACTAAATCAAAACCAGTTGAATGAAATACCCTAAGTTCTCACATAAAACACCACACCTAAAAGGGATTCAACATCAGTTAGATCCCAATCTTGATCTAAAACAATTAGTACATCACTCAACGGTTCAGTATGTTGATCGTGATGCTGATGGTGATGTAGATGTTTATGATAATCCTAAAAAGAAAACACCAGACGAAAATCCAACGGGAGTTGATGTTGGTGCTCTTTCTAAAAAGTTAATTGCAAAACAAAAGGGAGAACTTAAGCACACCAGAAGAGGTGTTGCATATGAAGATCTTCGTAAGTGGTTTGGAACTGGTGGTGAAGGTGGTGTTGGTGGTGGAGGATGGGATAGGTATAATTCTAAAGGCGAAAGAATTGGCAAATGCGCTCGTGAACCGGGAGAAGCAAAACCAAAGTGTTTATCAAAAGAAAAAGCAGCAAAAATGTCTAAGGACGAAATTGCTGCAGCAGTAAGAAGAAAAAGAGAGGAAGATCCAGTAGCAGATCGTCCAGGAAAAGGAGGAAAACCAAAAATGGTATCCAATAAAATAGAAGAGCAATCCAGTGAGGAAAGATATTGTCCGATGTGCAGAAAAAGAGAAAGAAGAATGGATTGTTCTTATGGACCTTCTATGTGGGATGCAGTAACTATTGGTGGGATTAAGGAATCCAAAAAACCAGAACCAGATCACGAGTATTCAATGGCAAGATCCGAACTTTCTACTATTGAGAAAGCGGTTAAGCGTCTTAAAACAAAAATGAAGGGCGAAGGTAACATTGAAGCATGGGTACAATCAAAGATTACAAAAGCAGCTGATTATATTGATACTGCAGCAGATTATCTTGATAGTGGAGAGCATAACGTAGAGGAAGCAAAAGGACCTTGTTGGACTGGATATAAGCAAGTTGGAATGAAAAAGAAAGGAACTAAAATGGTTCCAAATTGTGTCCCTGAAGAAACTAATATTGAAGAGGAAAATAAACCAACTAATCCAAAACTTTGGTCAAAGTGGAAAGCAAAGGCAAAAGCAAAGTTTGATGTATATCCCTCTGCATATGCAAATGGTTGGGCAGCAAAAGGATATAAATCTGAAGGTGGTGGATGGAAGTCGGTATCAGAAGAAACTATTGAAGATTTAAATGGAAATACATTTGCTGAGGTCATTGATCTAATCAAACCAGATCCTCTTGTCTCTGAGGAGGACGGTAAAGTGTGTGAAGTTTGCGGAAAATCTCCATGTGAATGCTCACCAAGAAGACCAATGGGTGGTAGCTCAGCAAAACCTGGTCCAGATAAAAATTATGTAAAACCAATGGGTGAATCGGTGAGAATTCCAGCAAAGACAGGAAATATTATTCTCGTTACTCTGACATGGAGAGGAAAGTACTACATGATGAAACTATTCTTCCCACAGACAACCAAACCAAATCGTCAAGAAGTTCAAGATCAAATTTCAAAAGTTTATCCAGGATCTAAGGTTCAGTCATTTTATATTTCAGACATCAAACCAGGTGAGCAGTTTCTTCAAGTAGAAGATTGGCAAAAAGTCAATCGTCAAGATAAAACTGATGGATTAAGTCAGAAAGCAGTTAATGCTTATCGTAGAGAGAATCCAGGTTCAAAACTTCAAACTGCAGTAACTGAAAAGAAACCAACGGGTAAAAGAGCAGCACGTCGTAAATCTTTTTGTAGTAGAATGAAAGGTATGAAAAATAGATTGACTTCTGCAGAAACTGCAAGAGATCCAGATTCAAGAATTAATAAAGCCCTCCGTCGTTGGAACTGTAACTAAAATGAAATCATTCAAAGAATTTATCTCAGAGAGTGTAAATATTGCAGGAGATTTCAATGGAAATCTCTATATTGGTGGTTCAGATTCTCAACCAGAACCTGTTGGCGAATCCTTCTTTGCTGATGTAGTTTGGGAAGGAAAGATTTATCGTATGGAAATTGAAGGTAGTATGATGTCAAAGAACAAATTAGCAGAGGAACTTCAAGGAGAATATCCTGGTGCTATTGTTCATAACATTTATCCTGCACAATCTCAAAGTTCTTTAAAAATTAAGAGTTCTCGGAGATATCAACCAGAAAGATTAAGTTGGAGTGATTGATTATGGCACAGTGGAATAAAAATGAACAGGATTTCTTAAATCAAGAAAGAACTCTCTTTGAAGTTTTTCAGATTGCCGACCATTGGGGTGAGCAAACTGATTGGAGACCTAGTTTTACATCAAATAATAGATTAAAGATTTCAAGATATCAAACAGCATTCTTTAATACTTTTCAGTATGGGTTAGAGACTGATGTATGGGATCAGAGAATTACTGGAATAGGATCTGTCGTTCATAATCCAGATTCTTCCAATGTGATTATGTCTGTTGGAATAACAGCAGGCAGTAAAACCATTAGACAAACCAAAAATGTAATGAGATACATTCCTGGTAGACAGGCAAGTGTATCTTTTGCAGTTAAATTTGAAGCACCTGTAGTTGGTATTCGTAGAAGAATTGGTCTATTTAATGATACTGATGGATTTTTCTTTGAGGATGATGGTGGTACTTATTCCTGTGTAATTCGTAATACTAATTCTGGAATTACAACTGAAAGAAGAGTTACCCGAGATAACTGGAACGGAGATAAGTTAGACGGAACTGGGTGGTCGCAATACACTGCAGATGCAACAAAAGTCCAGATGGTTAATTTTGACTATGAGTGGTATGGTGCTGGACAAGTTCAATTTAATTGGATTATTGGTGGAGAAAAAATCAATATTCATAAGTTTAATACTGCAAATGAACAAGATCGTCCTTGGTCTTCTACACCATTCTTACCCATCCGTTGTTCAATTGAGAATGTAACGGGAGTTGCTGGAACTCATTATCTGTATCAAGGTTCCAATTCTCTGATTCAAGAAGGACAACCAGAAAAATTTGGAGTTCTTATAAGTCAGTCAAGTCCAATTACAGGAACCACGATGGCAGTTGCGAATACTTTTTATCCAATCATAAGTATTAGACTTAAACCAAATGCTCTTGGTTCAATCGTATTACCGAGATCTCTTCAGGCAGCAACCAATGATAATACTAATGTTTTCTGGAGATTATATGAAAATGCAACATTGACTGGAGGAACTTGGGCGGATCATGATGATCCAGATGCATTCACTCAAGTTAACACAACCGCAACTGCTATGACTGGGGGAAGAGTCATTCTGAGTGGATTTACTATTGGTGGTGGATCAAACCTTGTTATGGTTGACCAACAGGCAGATCTTCAACTTGGTAGAAGTGGTATTGGTACAATCAGTGATACTTATACTCTTGCTTGTGCGGCACCAAACACGAACAAAACAGCACTTGCAGCATTAAACTGGATTGAACAGAGGTAATTAAAGGAGTTTTATTATGAGTGATGTATATCTTGGCAATCCATTATTAAAAAAAGCAAATACACCAATTGAGTTCACCCAAGAACAAATTGAGGAATTCATTAAGTGTCAAAATGACCCAGTTTATTTTGCAAATAATTATGTAAAAATTGTTACTCTTGATCATGGACTGCAGACGTTTAAACCATATCATTTCCAAGAAAAGTTAATTAATAATTTTCACCAACACAGATTTAATATCTGTAAGATGCCTCGTCAGACAGGTAAATCTACAACTGTAGTATCTTTCTTGCTACACTTTGCAGTATTCAACGATAACGTAAATATTGGTATTCTTGCAAACAAAGCAGCAACTGCTAGAGAACTATTAGACAGATTGCAGACAGCATATGAAAATCTACCAAAGTGGATGCAGCAAGGAATCATTTCTTGGAACAAAGGTTCTCTTGAACTTGAGAACGGAAGTAAGATCTTGGCTGCTTCTACTTCTGCTTCTGCGGTTCGTGGTATGTCATTCAATATTCTATTTTTGGACGAATTTGCATTCGTTCCAAATCACATCGCAGATTCATTCTTTGCATCGGTATATCCAACAATTACTTCAGGTAAAAACACAAAAGTAATTATTGTATCTACTCCACATGGTATGAATCACTTCTACCGCATGTGGCATGACGCTGAGAAGGGAAAGAATGAATATGTATACACTGATGTTCATTGGTCTGAAGTTCCGGGAAGAGATGAAGAGTGGAAGAAACAAACTATTGCAAACACATCAGATCAACAATTTAAAGTTGAGTTTGAATGTGAGTTCTTAGGATCCGTTGATACTCTAATTGCACCATCTAAACTCAGAAACCTCGTCTATGACCATCCTAAGACACGTAGCGCAGGTTTAGATGTATATGAGGATCCAGTAGAGAATCATGATTACCTGATCACTGTAGACGTTGCTAGAGGTGTTGGAAACGATTACTCTGCTTTTACTGTTGTGGATATTACTCAGTTCCCTCATAGAGTTGTAGCAAAGTATAGAAATAACGAAATTAAACCAATGCTTTTTCCAAGTATTATTGATGAGATTGGAAAAAGTTATAATGAAGCATATATTCTATGTGAAGTAAATGATGTTGGAGATCAGGTGGCAAGCATTCTTCAGTATGATTTAGAATATAAAAATCTTCTGATGTGTTCTATGAGAGGTAGAGCAGGTCAAATTGTTGGACAAGGTTTTTCCGGAAAGAAAACACAACTTGGAGTAAAGATGTCCAAAACTGTTAAAAAAGTTGGATGTCTAAACCTCAAGACAATGATTGAGGAAGATAAGTTATATTTGAATGATTATGAAATCATTTCAGAATTAACAACTTTTATTCA